GCGACACGATAGCTTTTCAGATCTTATGCAGTTCAGACGGGCTCGACGACAATTGGCAGTTCTATGGACTGCACATGTCGGACGGGACGACGGGTGACGGTTGGATCGAGAACGTGACCGTATTCAATGACCGGGCCTCCGACTCATGGCCGAGCCCCTACATCGGCTCCGACATTCAGATCGGCACCGGGGGTCGATACTTTGAGCCCCTAGGATCTGGAGTCGGAGAGCCGGGTTTCCGAGAATTGATCTGGCACGTCGGCACCTGCGGCTTTATCTCAGGGGTCGACCAAAGCTCTGCACTGATCGATCCTTTCGCGGGCTCGCTCAACATCTACGCCGTGGTGAGTACGGCCACGTCGACCAACCCAGCGGAAGGCCCAGCCCTCGACATCACGACGGCGAGCGGGACGATTGGCCTACACGCCTATTACAATGCGGAGTCTGGTCACGACGTGCCCGTCGGCGGGAACTTCGTCGCGACGATCTCCCGACTTCGCGTGCTCAGGAGATCGAGCTAAGCGATGACCACCCAAACCGAACACCGGCTCAAGATGGCGCTCTGGGCGATTCCTCTAATATTTAGCGCCGGCTCATTTTACGGATTCCTGACCATTGGGAGCGCGGACGTGTCCGAGCGAGTCGAGCAGATCGAAGAGGGCCTCAAGATTCACACTGCGCTCAAGGCTCACCCCGTTGGTGAGGCTAAGATGGAGACAATCTTGATGGAGCAGCGGGAGCTTCGACGCGATATGGCTGACGCAGGAGAGAACATCGCAGCGATATGCTCCGCCATACCTGGGGCTCGGTGCAAATGATCAAGCGGGGGTCGAGGGGTGAAGAGGTCAAGTCCTTCCAAGGCTTCTTGATACGTCTTGGTTTCTTGTCTCGCGGCTCTGACGACGGAATCTGCGGACCAAACACGGCATCCTCCATCGGAGCATACCAACGTGCCTGCGGACTAGATGATGATCAGGTCGCAGGCCCCCTTACCCTGGCCGCAGCAAAGGATGATGGGTGGGTCTTTGAAACCGCGCCCTCCTCCGCTCAAGTTGAGGCTGCTAACGCTCTAGGTATCCCCGTCGAGGTAATCCAAACGATAGAGGCAGTAGAGTCGGGTGGCAGGGCATCAGCGATTCGATTTGAGCCACATTTATTCCTTAGGCATCGACCGTCCCTCTCCCTAGATATCCCCTTCACTCGGGGACCTAGAGGATTCTCTGTGACACGCTCAGAGACTGACCAGTCTGCCTTTGAGCACGCCTTTGAGTTGGACCCTGACGCCGCCGTTAAGTCCACGTCCTGGGGCTTGTATCAAGTCCTGGGCAGTCACTTGATTAAGGCGTATGGGGATGCTCAGCTTGGGGTGGATAGCTTCTACGCTGACCCATTAGAGGCAAGCTACAAACTTTTAGTCAGTTGGTTCAAAGGCAACCGTCCAGCGTTAGCCGCTGCTCGCGAAAAGAACTGGGCTGAATTAGCTCGCCGCTACAACGGTCCAGGCAACGTGGCGAAATACTCTGCTGCCTTAGCGCGAGAGTACGCGAAGGTTACGGCATGAACCTCCCAGACAAAGAGGCTGTGCTGCTCGCATTCGCTGCTCTTATTGGTGCGGTTGTTCTAAGCTTTATCAATCGAGGTAGTCTGACTTACCTTCCGCCTACCCCACCAGAGAGCTTGTATCAGGGAGCACCACTCAGTTACCGTGAGCTTCCGCTAGAGAGTTACAGAGGAGATGACGATGATTCCAGTCAAACTACAGAGCCGTAAGCTCGCTATGGCCCTAGCTGGGCTACTGCTTCCAGTCCTCGCTGCTTGGCTTACAGACGAGATCGACATGGAGAAGGCTGTCTCTATGAGCATGGCCGCTTGCGTGGCTTACCTCGCATCTCAAGGCTATGTAGATGGTAAGCGAGTCGAGGGGATCATAGAGCCTGTGCTCGATGCACTAGAGGAGCAGGACGATGTCAACGCCACGGAGTAGACGACTAGCTAAGGAGAGGCAAGCAGCGGAGCTTATCGAAGCTCATCACAGCGAGCTTGAGACGCTTCTTATTCAGGTGACTGGTGATATTGGGTCTGACCTTCTGGGTCTCAACATGTTCCAGAGGGACTCCCGTATCGCGGCTGAGATGGCGTATCGCTTAGACCAAGCCGTAGAGTTCCCCTCTCCTCTGCTTGAAGCAGCGGACTGGTTCATCTTCTATCTAGCTTCGCTGGGAGTCATTGGCATTGTTCGCGCTGTAGAGCGAGCCATGAAGAGAAAGAAGGAGCGACTGGGCAAGCTTCAGCGTAGGCTGGACGAGCGTGGTCCGAAGATGGCTAAGGCTGCCAAGCGTAGGATTGAGCGGCGTATCGCTCGCATAGAGGAACAAGTTAAATGACTGTGTCTAAGACAACTATTGAGGCTCAGGTAGCGAGCCACGTTATCTCTATGTCTCAGTCGTTCCCCTCTGGTGGAGGGCCGCTTGCTACTCAGGCAGTAACCGCCACAGCTACAAGCGTGTACGCAGTTGTCATCGATAACAGCTTGAACGCTAGCGCTTCCTACTTGAAGTGTTACGACACGGCTGGAGTTCCGACTATCGGGGGTGACAACCCCGCTATGATTCTTAAGTCAGACGCTGCGACGAAGGTTCAGTACAGCTTTGACAATGGGGTAGAGTTTACTGCTGGGATTGCTGCTGCTGTCCTAACCTCAAGGGGAACCAATGGAACCACGGCTCCCTCTAGTGAGGTTAACCTTACGTTCCTTGCGACACCCACCTAATGGCTACTATATACAAGGCATCACCATTCACCCTTTCTGGGATTCAGTCCTACATCGTTAATGGTGTAGAGGTTGACGAGGATGGTTCGGTCAATTCCACAGGAACCTCTGGAAGCATTTACACAATGCACATCTCAAGTAGCGCAGTCGGCTCTGACTACGTTCTTATCTGGGATGACATGACGATGGTAAACGGAGACGCTGACATTGTTATCCCCATAACTGCGGATGAAGATCTCGTTGTATACATCGACAAGGGCATTACTTGCCTAACGGCGATCACCTTTGCTGCGTCCAGTGTGCCGTGGGGGGGCACAGCTCCAAACAGTGACGTAAACGTAAACCTGTTTGTCACCTAGCAAGGGCAGTCACCTTCTCAGCCTCCTCGCCTAGGGTGGCGCTACCCCTCGCTACTAGAGAGCGTCAGCCTTCCCCCCAAGGCTGGCGCTTTCGTGCATCAGAGAACCCTAGCTCCCCACATCTCTCTGAAGTTCATCCTAGCTAAGGGACGCTTCCTAGAGCGGTACATGTTCTCTGCCCCGCAGTCGCATGACTGAACCCAGAAAGGAGGGAAGCGAGTAGCTAGTGCGTACTCCTTATCCTCTAGCTCTGAGTGCTCACCTGTTTTCCTAATGAGCCAAGGGCCGTACTGATGTCTATGCTTCTCCATTAGACACGGGTGAAGGTCAACAGCTCGTCCTCATCTAGCCAAGCGTCAACTTCTTCAGGGCTACCCCAGCAGTTGCCTGGAGCGTGCCAGTAAATCCAAGAGGCAATTTCCTTGATAGCCTTTAGGTTCCCACTGTCTGCCTTTGCTAAGGACTCATGCAGCTTGTTCTCAAGCACAGCAGTGAGGAACCCACCAGGGGCACACTTCTTCTCGATGTACATCTTTAGTCTGTCCATCGTGAACTCTGGGATCCCGTTAGCAATCCCCTCTTCGTAGTTGATGTGCGCGTACTTTCTCATGTCATCTCCTTGTCTGAACTCCACAGTTCGTAAGCGTCCCCAGGACCATTCCCAAAGACTTGTTCATCTTCTTTTTCATCAAGCCTGCCATTGAAGTAGCCGATGTTGTAGCCAGCATCGAAGCAAGCCTTAGCGTGTGCTGAGTGAGTGACCTCAAGCTCTGCAAGTTTTTCGTGTGCGATCTCAAGTAGCCGTTCAAGCCTACCGTGTGTCATCAGCAGGCTCATCGTGTGACCTCAAAGAGGTCGGGCTGAGAGCCCAGTGGGTAGGGGTCTCGCACTTTGCCTGAGCCTCCACATAGAGGACAGCACTGAAGAGCCTTGTGCGCCTCCTGAGGAGGCTCCTCGCAGGCTATCCAGACTACTGCCTTCCTGCCTGAGGTAGTGCGCCTCTTCACTCCTGAGTCTTTGACTCTACCCATGAGCACTAACTCTCTACGCCTAGCGCTGACAGTCTGGTGCTTCATGTTGAGTCTCCGCTCTAGCTCTTCGTCAGTAGCTCCTAAGCAGTCCATGCTCTCTATGATCTTGTGAACCCTCTCTCTAATAGGGCCTGAGTAAAGACTCTTAGCTGCTTCTTCTGAAGTCTCTGAGCCAGCTACGAAGGGGGTCCTGTTGTTGTAAGGCATCACGCACCTCCCTCTCGCCGGACGTAGTAGCCCAACTTTTCAAACTCTTCCTCGTCTTCGTAGATCACACCGTCCACTCGCACGCGCCAGTCACGCACTTCGTCTGGGTCGTCTGGGTCGTTGTGGTGATGCTGCCTATGGACCCCGTCGTTGATCCATAGCTTGCAGTAGGGGCAGAAAAACTCTTTGTCGTCACTCATGTCTAACTCCTAGTTGGTTGTTAAGGGTGCTGGCTTGAGACCCTTCTAATCAGGGCTCCGTTCACCGGGCCAGCAGGCATAGATCTGATTGTCCAAAAACATGAGCGCTTGCACGCATCGTGGTGCCCCAGGACGGTACGGACCTATCTACAGGAGGGGGCACCTGCTTCTAGAAGAGGTCGTCCACATCAGCCTCGTCAAAGGCGTCAGCAGGAGGGGCTGGAGCAGGGTTACTAGGGTTCTTAATGACCTTGTCTACATAGATGTTGACGAAGACCTTTCCCTGGTAGTCCCTAGACTTCTGTGTGATCTGAACAGCCCGTCCGATAATCTCATTACGGATGGGGCCAGTGCGACCATCAACAAACAGATCTTCCCACTCAGGCACACGACCAACAGCTGTCTTAACCGTGCTCTTGATGAACGAGAAGGTGCGAGGTCCAACACTAGTGAAGCGCTGCAGCTGAGCACCACTGTGCGGACCAGACATCACCTCAAACCACCACGACACATAGTAGTCACCCTTCTTACTCACGAAGACGGAGAAGTCAGTGACCTCTACGTCGTATGAACTGTCAGGGACAGTGTCCATCTTGCGTTCTTCTGAACTCGATGTGGTCTGGGTGGACGGTGCGCTATCAAACATGTTTCCGATATCAGGCATTACTTCTTCTCCTTGGTGTTGGTGCCTAGCGTTTTCTTGAACGCATCAGCGAGAGCCGTGAAGCTCATCTCTATTGTTTCGGGCAGGGTTGCCCCCTTACTGCCGCGAGCTTTAGCCTCAACTCGCTCGCGCTTATTCTCTACTGGTTGTGTGCGGAGGATCCGCTCATTCTCTGGGGTGAACTCACAGCGGACGATGAAGTCCACAGCAGAGTGAAGGGTCTGACGAGCAGTGCTGGGTAGCGCAGTAGTGACACGGTTCATCCCTGTCTCCACCATCTTGCTACCTAGCTTCTCCTTAATCATCTCGCTCTTCTCATGACCCAGCAGCACAGTGCACATAGGCAGCATGCGTAGCTGGGTGATCATGTTGGTCCACTCTCGGTTAAGAGTTCGCCAACCACGACCCCACTCTCCGTCAGCTACATCGTTCCAACCGTTAGACTCACAGACGTAGGTCTCACATAGGTTGTAAGCGATGTCAGCTGTGTCGAGCACAACCGTCTTGTACCCATGCCCACCCTGAGCAAGCTCAGCAATCACAGCCTTAAGCTCTGACCAGCTACGGGCAGGGACAGCTGCAGCAAGCATCGCCTCAGTGCCGCTCTCCGTAGCGATGAAGATGGGGTTAGGGAATTGGTTAGCCAGCGTTGTCTTTCCTACACCGGGTATTCCGTAGAAGTGCCATGTGTAGTCAGACATCCGATTGCTCGGAGGGCTGGGTTCTTTAGGAAGTAGGCTCATTGTTGTTCTCCTTTAGTTCTGTGTGTCGTTGGTCTAACACTTTGAAAGAATCCTTCGTCACTGCTCCTACGCACAGGTCGAAGTAGGGGCACCTGCCCCGGTTAACGCAGGACTGAGTACTGCGGATTGGAATAGACCTCCCACTCCGTATCTCAGAGACACGAAGGTGGGTAGCCCACGCCTGAGCAGCCCAGTCCAATAGCTGCTCGTCCGTCCTCTCAACAAGCACCTCAAAGAAGTAGAATTCAGGACGGTCTAGATAGTCCTGAGTCAACCTCTCGATGTACTCACCAAGCTCTTCTGTTTTCTTCTGCCTAATGGTTGGCTTCTTCGCTACCCGGTAGACCATCTTGCGAACAGGCACACCGAAGTGCTGACTAGCTGCCCACATGTAGGTGCTCACTTGGAAGTCAATCTCCAGGCGAGTCATGTACTCACGGCTAACCTGGGCTGCAGTCTTCCACTCACCCAGCACTACCTCGCCAGGGAATCTCGGATGCGTTCTATTCCAGACGCCGTCGATGACGCCTTGAAGAGAATGCTTCCTGCTTGCCCTGTTAGTAGACGGGTTACGAAGGGGGACGCTGAACCCTAGTTCGTGGATGTCAGGCCACAGAATCCAGTTGTCCAACGCTCCACCTACCATCGCAGCAACAGTGGCCTCGCGCACAGCAGCGACAGACCCCTCCCACTTGCTCCATGTAGGAGAGTCCTCACGCATGGCGGTGATAGCTGCGTCAACAGACTGGTGCTCAAGCCCAGCGTGATACCCAGTGCCCATCAACAGGGCAGGGTGCGTATCAAAAGGGACAAGCAGTTTGTTGTAGCGGATATCGTGTCGTACCTCGCATCGAGAGAATGTAGATAGCTCTGATTGTGTGAGTGGTTCAGCCATCGTTGTTCGCCTTAGACATGCGAGCAAAGATCTCAGCGTCACGGGAGGAAGGGATGCCAAGCATCTCTCTCACCCTTGCAACGTTCTGCCTTGAGCAGCCAACGAGTTTAGCAACCTCTGCGTCTGGGATCTTACCCAGCCCATCCCACTCAGGGCCGCGCTCTTTACGCAACCCAGGCTTACCAGCGATAGGACCCTTGCCACGGATGGTGGTCTTGTCGCAGATGTAGCTTCGTATCGTGGGTAGGCTCACCCCATACCGCGCTGCCAGGGCAGACAAACTGTCACCCATCTCGTACTCAGCAACGCACTTCTCTAACTGTTCTTCTGTAATTTTCATGGTGCCTCCAAGCAGTCCAGTAACTCCGCTGACAATATCACGGAGCTACTGGACTTGGCTATGGCTGTTGTTTAATTAGTGAGGGACCGAAGGACGTTCGTTCCGCTGCGTACAAAGTCAGCACCAGAGCCCATCATCAGGGACTCAAAGCGCTGGTCACCACGAGTCTGACGGTGGTACCCGGCGTACTCAGTGATCGCATTGTATGCACCCCACGCAGTACCCTGAACACCAGGGATACGAGCACCCCGTCCGTCGTGGTAGAGCGAGGTGAGCGTGCTTCGGTTGTTGTCCGCTCGCGTCATGGCCCGCTTGCTGAACTCTCCATCCTCACCGACAGGCGGGGAGGGGAAGACCGTCAAGCAGAAGTCAATCCAGTCGCTGGTTGTCATCGGAATGTCAGCCAGCTTCTTCATGAACTCATCGGACTCAGCGAAAGCCTTCTGACCAATGTCCAGCACACGTCGAGCCTCGCCCACCTTGAGGGCCATGTTCTTTGTGTGACGGATGCTGATGCCCTCACCTCTCGACTGCGACAGGGCAACGCGAGCGGTGTTGGCACAGACAACGCGGACAGTGGTGAAGGCGCAGCGCAGTGCGGACTTCCCGTCGTGTCCATTCCAAAGGAATAGGTAGTGGTCTACCCGGTCCTTTGGAACTACCTCAGTAGACCCGATCTTACCCAGCAGCCAGACCTTAGCTCCACCGCGAAGAGAGCCAGCGGTGTGGATGCGGAGTGACCCATCCTCCACCAACTCGTCAGCGAAGTTCGCCATCTCTAGATTCTGGAAGCAGCGGTAGCCGCTCCCAACTAGACCCAGCACAGTGTTGGTGTCCTTGCGGACAACAGCCTTGTGGTCTGGAAGGGGAAGGTTGACACCACCCTCGTAGGTGGGAGGTACGATGATGGTTCGCTTCTCAACTTCCCAGTCAAGTCCAGCCATGCGGTAGGCAATCTCAGTAGTGACGGGCTCGTCACCAACGTACTTGCCAAGGCCATGCCAGGGGGTTGCTCCGGCGTACATCATGCTATCGGTTTCAGTAATCTCAGAGGACATGTTCTAACTCCTTTTAAAAGTGGTCTTTTAAAATTGTTTGGTGGTGTCGCCTACGCCAGGATTGACGTAGACGACGGGTGGTCCCTTAACTCCTAGAAGTTAAGAGTGGTTGGGCTCACAGAAAGCCTTAATGGCATCCAACAGAGCCTGCTCTTTGTCAGGCAGGTTGCCCAGCTTTGACACAGCAGCCTCAGCGTCCTCAACGGAGAGGATGTTGCGGCCCGTGAGACGAACGAAGACGGAGACGATGTCGCACTGTTCACGGAACCCCTGAGCCATAGACTCTGGGTCAGCCCAGGTATGGGCGCAGTGCTCGTTCCACTCCTCTACGAGATTCAGTAAGCCCTCAAGTTCAGACGTACAGACGGAGCTGTTCTCCACAATGGCGTAGACATCAAGGGCATCGCCTATGTCGTCAGTGTCGTGACCGTTACTGTTGACGCTCTCCCATAACTCAAGTGCGCTGTTGATTTCAGCAGCGTCGTCAGACGAAAGCTCTGCAACCAACTCAACAGACGCAACGATCTCGTCTGCATCAGTGGTGCATCCGGCTTGGTTGAGGTCTTCGTACAACTGGATAGCGTCGTCGTCATCTCCGCTGTTGTTCTCAAGCTCGTACTCAATGGCCTTGGCGCACTCAAGGATGGACGCGATGTTCTCAGTGAGGTTGTCGGTGTTCATGTTTCTATCTCCTAGTTCTAGTTAGCTGAGCGCAGGGACAGAAGTTGTCCCGGCTTGCTCGTCGGTTGAAAGGCTGTCCAACACAGCCTCAAAGGTCTTGGCAGAAAGCTCACC